CCCTGAGACCTGGACGGTGATCGGCATGTTGATGTTCAACGGTCCTCTGCCGCCACCAGCGCCAGCGAAAGCGAGCGATGACGACCCATAGGCGCCCCCAGCCAGCATGCGGCTGTGATTCTGCATCTGGTTGAACATCGAGGAGAGTGCCATCAGAGTCGTCGCGGTGTTCTTGGTGATGCCGTCCGCAACACCCTGCGGAATGGAGGCTGCAAGCTCGGAATAAACTCTCGAAGACTTCGACGCGTGAAGGGCTTTTTCGGCGGCAGCGAGGAGGCCTGCGAAGAAGTTGGTGATTGCATTTATTGCCCACTGCTCCTTGCTGACGAATCCGTTGATGATTCCAGTCACGATGCTCGAGCCAATCGAATACCACTGCCCCAACGTAGTTTTGGCCGAAGTGAGCATGGTACTGAGTTCGGTCGAAACCTTTACGCCTAAAAGGTGAACGGCTGTGCCGATCATGTTGAAGGCGGCACCCCACTGTTTGAAGGCGGTCGTGAAATCACTCGAAATTTTTCCAAGGATCAACCTGATAGTTGTGCCCAGCAGGGAGAAGACTTGTCCCCAAGTGGTAAAAGCTGTAGTGAACTTGTGGCCGATCGCTTGGACGACCATTCCCAGTTCGCTGAAAGCTCCTCCCCACTGGCCGACAGCGTTGTGGAACATGGTTCCGAGCAGACTGAAGATTCCGCCTACCGTGCTGCTGAGCTGCTTCCAGTGGCTGATCAGCAGGTAGATGAGGATGCCAGTCGCAATGATCAAAGCGCCGATCGCCAAGAACGGAAGCATCCCCGCCAGCATGGCAGCGTCGACTCCAAACATGGATTTTGCTAGAGCCCCAAATCCGGCAACCGCATAGGTTTCTGCCGCAGCGCCGGCAAAAGCGATTGCACCTCCAATGGCTCTGATCATTCCAGCCAGCGCGCCATAGATTGCCATCAACCTCATCTGGTTCACGATGATGATGAGAGCGAGACCCCACGCTATCGCCGGCCCGACCACTGGGATGCTGAGCATGAAGTTGAGCAGCTTGATCACGTCGGTAGCGATTGTGGTCAGTGGAACTGCCAACGCCAAGTAGACCGAAAACGCCGGTGCGAGCTGAGGCAGCAGGTTGAGGAGGGCGATAATCTCGTTCTTGTGAACCGTGAAGAGGTTGTTGAGAGCATTCTTCCCAGACGTAGATGAGAGATAGGTATGAAGCCGATTCAGGATCCCCGTCAGCATGCTAATCATGGTCGTACCGACTCCCACCGCCTGGCCGAAGATGAGCGCGATGTCCTTGAGCAGGATGATGATGAAGTCCTTCCACACTTGGAAGACCGCGACGACCTTTCCGACGTCACTTGCGACCCGGGCCCAGCCTGACGGCGAATTGAGGTAGATAAAGAGCTTGTCCAGCCATCGAACAAGGCCGCCTGTGTAGTTGGAGGCGAGATCGAGAAAGCGGAGTAAGAATTCGATCGCTCCGACGAAGGCGTGTACCGCCGTTGGGAGATCCCTGGCGAACTTGTTTTCGAGGTCTTTGAAGATTCCTATCCCCTGCGGGCCTCCGAGCCACTGGAACAGAGGTACCAGGCCTTTGTTGATGATGGAGAGGTTGCGCTCTGCAGCTGCCGCCACCAGCGGGATGTACTTCTCACCGAGAAGCAGAATCGAGGTCAGCAGTCCAACCGCCTGGACGCGAGCGTTCGAGGTCGCTTTATCCCATTGCTGGTTGATGGTGTAGGCGAGCTTGGCAAGTCCCAGCTCGGCTTTGACGCCCGCAGTATTGCCAAGGATCAGCAGTTCATTGTTGAGCGCCGCGGTGGCGGATTGTGCCTGAGTGCTGTTTGCTCTATAAAGCAGGACGTCATTCTGTAGGGTCGTCCACAGCCCGGAGAGCGTCCGTGTATCGGCGATGGTCGATGACATCACCAGCATGTCTGAGCCCATGCCGACTGCCATGGTGGCAAAAGTGCCTGCAGCGATCACGCCCAAACCCATGAAGGCCTGGGCGAGAGATCCAATCAAGCCGATTGCGAGCGTGAGGACGCGCTCGAGACCGAACCCGGCCAGAGAGGCAATCGTTCCGAATCCAGCCAGTCCGAAAGCTCCTGCACCGAACCCGGCGGTACCGAACCCGAGCGCATTCGCGAGTCCTCCACCGCCTCCAGCAGCCGCACTTGCGGCGAGTCCGGCCAGGATTGATTTCCAGATGCTGGGAGCAATTGCACTTCCGATGGCGGTTCCGATCACCGCTCGGTCAGTGGCCAGTGCAGCCATATCTACGTCAGGAACGATGGGTACCTTTATCGGCTGATCGGCGAAGAGGCGGAAGGCTGACATGTCGCTGAGAAGAGTGAACATATCGAGCTGCATCGGAATGTCGATCGGATGTGACTCGGCCAGCGCTTGAACTCCACCGATGTCCTTGAACAGATCCGCCTGGAGAATTGCCAGCGATGTCAGCTCGGCCTTGATGTTGACTGTGGCCGGCGTCTTCGAGAATTCGTCCAGCATGGCCTTGCCCTCGACCAACGTCTTGGCAAGGTCGCCGACCTCTCCGACCAGAGATGCAATAACTGGTGGGAGGTATGTCCCGCCGGCCTCAGCCATTACTCAGCGATCCTCATCAGGTCGCCCCAGACCTTACGGGCAATGCGCATGAATGCGGGGATCGAGTCTTCTACTCCACGCTTCAGATAGTGCTGACCGAGCTGGTCGACATGGCCGGCGAAGACTTCACGCTCACCGCGGCCGTCCATGTAGTCCCACATCCAGTATCCGGGCGCGCGGCGTGAAGCCGTGAGGATCGATTCGTTCACGGGATCGATCGGGCCGCCAAGCTCTCGCTGACGGCCGTAATCGAGCGTCGGTCCCAGCCTGGTGCGATAAGCGAATGTCCCGACGTGATCTGGCCCTTCCATCAGAATCGACTCGGCCAGAGGACCGACTGGATCCTTCAGGTTGGCGCGAGCCGCCCGTTGGCCCTCCGACGCCATCTCGCTCGAGACGTGAGCCGCTGACGCCGGAAGAGCCGCAATCAGGCGGTCAAGAGCGTCCTGGGCGGCTCTAACGTCGATCGGCATATCAGGACCTATTCTGGCCCTTTTCGATCGCCTCTTTCTGGATCTTGGCTTCCATGTTGGCGAAGCCGAGATCCCAATCGACGGTCAGACTGTGGGTGTCGTCGTAGTCAGCCTCACGGAGTCCAAAGATTTTTCTCCAGCTGAATGACCTGTACCGTTCTCCGATTGCGAGATCGACTCCTGATCCTGGAAGACCTCTGCCCTCGATGTGGAGTCTGAGGATTTCGAGGGCCCAGTAGGGGAACTTTGGTCAGGGTTGACGTCGAAGTCGACGCTGGCTACCGCCACCTTGATCGCATCGCCGCCGACGGCATCATCGAGGGCCTGGTAGATCTCGTCAGGGAGATCTCCGATCGTTTCCATCGTCGGCAGCGGGATCTCGAGTGTCCAAGAGGCAAGGTAGGCGACCATGATCGCCTTCTTCATGTCAAGCATCCGCATTCCTTCATCACCGGACATCTGAACTGGGTGCGTCTCCAGATGCTCCTGCATCCGCTTCCCAGCATCCTCTTTCGACTCTCCCGGTTTCGGCCTCGCCTCCTCGGGAATCTTGAGCAGAACGCTCTGGGCCGCTAGGGCATAGGCCTTGATCAGCTTAGTGTCGCGCCCTCGCAGATCCTTCTGCTCCTTGATCTTTGCGAGCCCGCCCGGAACTTCAATCAAACGCATGTTGTCCTCCTATTTGGTTGTCGGCGAATGGCCTAGTATGCCGTAACCTGTGTGTTTCCGAACATCATCTTGAGCGGAGATACGCCACCAGCTCCAGCGTCGGTTGAGGTCGGCAGCAAATCCATAGTGAGCGGCGCTTCGACCCACGTCTTCGAGCGGTCGATTTCGCCTGTCTTGAATCGGCACTTGCTGGAATGGATGTACATGGCATCGCCCGAGAGCCGATCGTAGACGAAGATGTCGAGCGTAAATGCGGCTCCGCTCTGGTACTGAGTCAACTCCGGTGCGCCGGACTGCTCGATCACGGTGAGCTTGCCCGGGCAGGTGATGGCGTCGGCGAAGTACATGAAGTACTCCTGCGTCCCAGTCAAGGCCGGGATCGGCTTCACGCTGCGCGACAGATCAACCTCCCAATCCATGACATAGTTCTTGGAGACGCCGCCGATCTGAACCATCGCCGTCCAGCCGGGAGCTGCATCGAGCACTGTAAACGCCGCTGTTGGAGGCGTGGGTGTAATTGATGGGTTGGCAAACCAGGTGCTGCTGTAGTCGGCCAATCCGGTCGCATTGCCTTTGATGGTCAGCTTGTCGAGCTGAGCTGCCGCCAGCTGACGCCATTCCTCACCGTCGAAGTCGGTGATGGTGGCAGAAGGCGGCTGGTTGCCGACTGTTCCGGCGTTGTTGAGCAGCGAGAAGGAGTGCCCAGTCAGCACTGTGACGGCCGTGAGAGCCCCGTGAGCGTAGTTGAGCGGGAACTGAAGCGTGGCGGAGGTGCCACCGGTCTTGACGTAGTTCGCCTCGAGGAGCCCGCCGGTATCGATGACGATGAAGGCGCCGGTTGCGATCGAGATAGCAAAGGTGACTGCGGTGACGCCGGCGGCAACAGCACCCATGGTGGTTGAGGCGGTGGCTGTGGTCACCGTGTCGGTGGAGCCCAACTCGAACTTGGCGAGCAGAGGCATCACGTCCATGTAGAGGAAGGAGTCCCAGCTGTGAGAGTCGTAGCGAAGGCCGGGGATGGTCTCGTAAACCTTGACCATCGAGCCCTGCAGCGTGTCGTCTTCGATCATGGTCAGGTCAGGCTTGTACTTCGGAGCCTTGACCTTGAACCAGTAGGAGGGAGCGAGCGGCACACCGCGGGTCACCTCCGGTATGAGACCGATGGTGGTTTGAGGCGTAGCGTAAGCAGTGTTGACGCCGCCGCCGATGCGGGGGACTCGACGGACTTCGCCATCGATGACGGCAAGATGGAACCGAGAGTCCCAGCCGTGGAGCGGAGCAACTGATCGATTCATCACGTTCAGACCTCTTTCTTCGAGCCGTCCTTCTTGGACGCCACCACTTTAGCCTCTTTCAGCCAAGGATCTTCAAAATCCGCTGAAACGGAGACCAACGCTGATTCTCCAGGTTCCAGCTCGAGCGTTGTTCCGGCCAACTGAATCGTCTGGTCGTCCTCGCCAATTCTGTCTTCAAAGCGTTGGATGGCATCCCACCTCCGAGTGTGGAAGCCGGTGTTGATCATCGTCTTCTTGACCATCTTCGCTGCCGCGGCCTTGTGAGCCGTCACATCGTCTTTGGTCACAGTGCCACCTGCTCCTGAGC